GATTCTAAGCTGTAACGGCGTGTAGGAAGCGCCTTGCCTGCGACAACTAAAAATTGAATATCCAAGTTTGTACCCCGGAGCCGCTTGATGCGTGACCTTCCCATGTGTCGCTTGATTTGCAGTCCTTGCTCTCAAAGAGAGTGAGACGAATCAATGCGGCCATGGTGGTGAAGGCAGATCAAGCGGCTTTTTCGCTCATTTGGTTCCAGAAAGGAACTGAATGAGCGTTTTATTTTGCTGGTCTTTTGCCTGTGAGAGATGCCGAGGCCCTCCGCTTCATCGTTTGTGAAATTTTCAAAATGATGAAACGGAGGACAGAAGATGTCGTATCACAATGACCCATATCGGGTTGATTATTTGAAGATATATCCCTGCTTAAAAGAGCGCCCGGACGTGTTGGAAGTCTTAAAGAAAAGCGACCGCAAGATGAAATACATGGAGGTGGATCTGAAAAGCGAACAGCGCAGGAAAAATGCCGAGAATGGTGCGGAGAGTTATGTTCCCAGTAAAGAGGATTCGCTGGAGCGACTCGTATATTCTGCAAAGTGCCAGTTTGCGGACGATGCTGAAGGCGTCGAGGATGCCGTGATCAAGAAAGACGATTTATGCCGTTTGCGGGCCGCACTGGATCAGTTGAGCGAAGAAGAACGGGCTCTGATCCATGCGCTGTTTTTCGACGAGTGCTCAGAGCGTGAGCTTGAAGAAATGATGGGTATCCATCGAATGACGATCCATAATCGAAAGATCCGTATTTTGCAGAAAATGAAAAAGATGCTGAGATGACAAAAAAGTTTGGTGCAAACGGTGTTTTCAACGGCTAATAGAGTGAGAGGGCTTTGAACCTCATTCCGCTGCTGATAAATCAGCGGCTTTGTTCCTTGAAAAACACCGCCCAAGCGGTCATATCCGGCAACTTGAATACATTAGCTGACGGAGCCAGCGTCAGGCCGAGTGCGCGAAGACCACCTGTGCGGAGTGATTCCGCATCAAAGGACGGCCAAGTAAGGTGCAGAGCGATACCCACTCAGGCCAAGGCAGCCTTGGCAAGCTGTCCCCGCCATGATCACGTCAGCCCACAATGATACTCCTGTACGCAGCTTCGAGAGATCCTCGGAGGGGTGAAACTCCCGTGATGTGCGCCAGCACAGTTCAAGTTGCCGCCCCGCCTGGGGAAGTAGTGTCGAATACAGGCAAACAAAACCGTAAAGTTCTGGCCGCTCCGGTGATGGAATCATTTGCTTCCATCACCGGAGTGACCACACTCTTGCGGCAGAAGCATGGGAACTGTCTATCATTTTTATATTCGCTTTTTCTTCCCTCTGCCCGATGGCACCGCTATTCTCTCCTGCCTTTCCCTTCCTTGAACGGTTCCCATGCTTGTGCCGCAGAGATAGTCAAATGTAGAAAGGAGACCAACTATGGACCCCAACATCAGTTACTATGGGATCGTCATCCTGCTCAGAAAACTCCGGGAATGCGGCAGTTTTACCGAAAAAGAACTCAAAAAAATCGCCGCACGGATTGCTGCGGACAACGGTGTTGAAGTCATGTTTTTTCTCTGATTTTCTTCATCTTTCAGTAGCTATTTGGATGCAGTTGTGGTAGTGTTTGTGTTGCGAAAAAGGAGGTGAGCGGACATGGATGAAAAACGGCTGGTAGACGGTGCAACGGCACTGGCAGAAAAGCAGCCCCGTGTTATAAAAATCGAGCCTACAGAGCGGCCTCAAAATGTGCGGTTGCGGGTTGCCGCCTACACTCGTGTCAGCTCAGACTCCGAGGATCAACTCAATTCCTTTGCCGCCCAGAACCGCTACTACACTGAGTTAATCTCAAGTAAGGCCGAATGGCGCATGGTTGACATCTATGCAGACGAGGGGATTACCGGAACTTCGGTGGCTAAACGGGATGACTTTCAGCGGATGATGGCGGACTGCCGTCGAGGCCTGATTGACCAGATTCTTGTCAAGTCCATCTCACGCTTTGCCCGCAACACCAAAGACTGCCTTCAGAACATCCGTGAACTGAAAGAGTTGGGTGTCAATGTCCGATTCGAGCGTGAAGGTATCGATACTGTCAATGTGAGCAGTGAGCTCATCACAGCCATCTACGCTGCCTTCGCCCAAAAAGAGAGCGAGTCCATATCCGGTAATATGCGATGGAGCTATCAGCGCAGGATGGAGAGCGGCGAATTCAATACCTGTAAAGCCCCGTGGGGATTTCGGCTTGATGGCAGAAAGCTCAAAGTATATGAACCGGAAGCAGACATTGTCCAAAGAATTTTCCGTGAGTATTTATCCGGTAAAAATCCTCAAGAAATCGCAGACGACCTAAATGCCAGCTGCCTGACTGAGCGAGTATGGAATTATAAAGCGATAGATTACATCCTGCAAAACGAACGTTACGCCGGGAATGCGCTTCTGCAAAAGAGGTATACGCCGGATATGCTCTCGAGGCAGCAGAAAACCAATCATGGTGAGCGTGAAATGTATTTTGTACCAGGGAGCAACGATGCGATCATTTCTCCAGAGCTATTTGAACGAGCTCAAGTCCTACGGCAAAAACGCAGTTTAGGAAAAGCACCCGTACACAGCGAGATCATCTCACAAATCCGGTGTATCTGCGGCGCACGGATGCGGTTTAAAAATGTTAACAGCAAATGGTATCTATGCTGCACAAGTCATGACACAAAGGGGGATTGTTTGATCACGCCGATCCGTGAGACTCAGATCCATGCATCCTTCTGCTGCCTATACTACAAGCTGAAACACCAGAGCATCCCCATTCTGGAACAGATGCTCACAAACCTTCAGACGATCCGCAATCGCAGGATGCTCTGGAGTCCTGACATCGTTGCCCTGAATAAAAGAATATCAGATATATCCAGTCAGAATCAGACATTGGCCTTCCTCAAGCAGCAGTGCCTTGTTGATCCTGACATTTTTATAGCCAAAACCAATGAGCTGACCAAGCAGCTCCGGCAGGCCAAGCTGGAAAAAGAAAAGCTGATGGACGCCGAAAGCGACATGACCGCCCTGCAAACACGAGACTTGATAGACCTCCTGGAAGGTGGGCCGGAATTCCTCGACAGCTTTGACGCGGAACTGTTTGGTGAACTCGTTGAAAAAATTATCATAGAGAGCAACGACTCCGTCCGCTTCTGCCTGAAAAATAGGCTGGAGCTGCGGGAGTCCATAGAGAGGACGGTGCGGTGATGGGAAACCGGAAGCAGCCCTTCGGCTACAAGATGTCTCTGGGTGAGATCGTCATACAGGAATCAGAGGCGAAACTTGTGCAGGAGGTTTTCCGCCGATACATTGCGGGAGAATCATTGAATGAGTTGACCGAGGCGCTTCGCCAGCAGGATATCCCATACGACGAGGGGCGGCTCTGGAACAAAAATATGATCGCCCGTATTCTGGCGGATGCACGCTACACCGGAGAAAAAGAATATCCCAAGCTCATAGATAAGGAACAGCTCATCGCAGCAAATGAAAAACGCTCAAACAAGCCCCAACTTCCGAAAAAGACAGAAGCCCAAAAGGTGCTGCGCAGGCTCTGTGGCACACCGCCATCTGAACAGGTGGAGCAAAGTGTCACCGACCTGCTCAACGGCCTTGCAAATTGCCCGGACCGCATACGGCATCAGCGCAGTTCCACGCCAGCCACACATCCTAAAACGCAGGAGGCGTTGGATAACGCTCTGGAGCAGCAGCCAATCGACGAGGACAACGCCAAAGCGCTGATCCTCCAGCTTGCGGCAGAGCAATATGCCGCACTGGGGAATGAAGAATATGAAACAAATCGTCTCCGGCGTCTCTTCTCCGCCTTCGAATGCGTGGCGGAACTGAATGCTGATCTTCTGAAAAACACCGTATCCGAGGTGCTGGTGACCCATCAAAATGTCAAACTACGATTAAAAAATGGCCAAATCATAGAAAGGAGCGACCTGCAATGAAAGATGATGCCCCGAGAGTGATCAAAATCCCTGCCAAGCCGGAAGCTACCCGCCAGGCAGAAGCCCGCAGACAACTCCGGGTGGCAGCTTACTGTCGAGTCTCCACCAAAGAGGAGGATCAGGCAAACAGCTATGAGGTGCAGAAAGAATACTATACCGACAAAATCATGTCCAACACCGCCTGGACGATGGCCGGAATCTTTGCAGACAAGGGCATCACCGGAACCTCGGCCAAGAAGCGTGAGGACTTCATGCGGATGATTCGGCACTGCCGCCAGAAGAAAATCGATGTGATCCTGACCAAGTCGGTCTCCCGCTTCTCTCGTAATACGGTGGACTGCCTCTACTATATCCGGGCGCTCAAACAACTTGGCATCGCAGTCATCTTCGAGAAGGAAAACATCAATTCTCTGGAGGAGGACAGTGAGCTGCGAATCACCCTCTCCGGTGCCTTCGCCCAATCTGAAAGTGAATCCATCTCCGCCAATGTCACATGGGGTAAACGCCGTGCCATGGAAGCCGGAAAGGTCAGCATCCAATATAAAAAGCTGTATGGCTACCGCAAGGGTGAGGACGGTCAGCCGGAGATCATTCCGGAACAGGCGGAGATCGTCCGATGGCTCTATGAGCGCTATCTCACCGGAGCCAGCCTGCGGATGATCAAAGATGAACTGGAACAGCAAGGCGTCAAGTGCTCCGAAGATTCTCCTGAATGGTCCATCTCCCGCATTCGCAGCATCCTGCAGAACGAAAAATACTGCGGTGATGTGTTGATGCAGAAGACCTTCCGGCAGGACTTTATCAACCGCAAGGCTATCAAGAATACAGGCCAACTTCCCATGTACCTCATTGAAAATCACCATGAGGGCATTGTCAGCCGTGAAAAGTATGATGCCGTACAGGCGGAGATGGCACGGCGGAATGCAGCAAAGAGTCCTTCTAAAAACGCAGTCACAGGGATGGCCTCCTACGCCAGCAAGTATGCGCTCTCGGAGCGGTTGGTCTGCGGTGAGTGCGGGACCCTGTATCGCCGCTGCACATGGACACGAAACGGGGAAAAACGAGTCGTGTGGCGCTGTGTGAGCCGATTGGACTACGGTAAGAAATACTGCCACAACTCGCCCACGCTGGATGAAGCGCCGCTCCAGCAAGCGATCCTCGCAGCCTTAAACACAGCCATGGCTGATAAGAATAGCCTGATTCGGCAGATCACGGATGCCATGGAAACGGAGCTCATCCCATTCCCTGGTGGCACAATGAGCCTTGGAGATATTGAATGCAGGCTGAGGGTGCTGGAGCAGCAGTTCCAAACACTGCTGGAAAAGGCCGCGGATGATCCTGCCGCCTATGGCGGTCAGTTCAAAGAAATACTGGACGAGCAGACTTTCCTGAAGGAAAAGCGTTCCGTGATCCTCGCGAATAACAACGAACAGGCAAAAGCCAATCAGCGCATCATGGATGCCGCACAGACATTGGAAAACGCATCGCCCTACATTACAGAGTGGGACGAGAGCGCCGTTCGCCAACTGGTGGAGACAGTAAAAATCCTATCCAAGGATGAGGTCGCAGTCACCCTGAAGGGTGGCATTGAGATTTGCCAGAAAATTATGTACTGAAAGAAGGTGGAAAGATGATTTTTGTAACCGGTGATTGCCACGGAAACTTTGAACGCTTCAAGCCGAAATATTTCCCGGAGCAGGCACAAATGACAAAGCGGGACATCGTGATTTGTGCCGGAGACTTTGGTGGTGTGTGGTTTGGAGACGGCCGTGACGAGGCTGCATTGGACTGGCTGGAAAGTCTTCCGTTCACGCTGGCCTTCGTCTGCGGGAATCATGAGAACTACGACGCACTGGAACGATATCCGGTGAAAGACTGGCACGGCGGCAAGGTACACCGCATTCGCTCTCATGTCCTGCACCTGATGCGTGGACAGGTCTTCGAGCTGGAAGGCTATCACTTCTTCACCATGGGCGGAGCAAAAAGCCATGATACGGAGGACGGCATTCTGGAACCGGGTGCTCCGGATTTTGAGCGAAAGCTCCTGATGCTGCAGAGAAAGCCCCGAGCGAGGTATCGCATCAATCACATTTCGTGGTGGGCGCAGGAGATGCCTTCTGAGGAGGAGTACGCTGAAGCACGAAAAAATCTGGCCAAGGTCGATTGGGCGGTGGACTATGTTATCACGCACTGCGCTCCCACCAGCATTGCTCTCATGGAAAACCGCCACAATGAGGCAGACCCGCTCACAGATTTTCTGCAGGAGGTCAAGGAGAGAGCACATTATCACTACTGGCTGTTCGGCCATTACCACGACAACCGGGCCATTGATGAAAAGCACATACTGCTCTGGGAGCAGATCGTACAAGTTATCTGAAACAGGTCAAGGCAGAGAAAAACACGGCGATGTTACCGTGCTTTTCTCTGCTTTGAGCGTTGAATCAGGCGCTGTGCGCCGGAAAGGAGAAACTATGAATATCCGAAAGGCTGTGGACTACAGCACAATGTTTGCCACACTGGAATCTGTCATGAAAGCAGATCTGCCGCAGATGGAGCTGTACTGCGAAATCGGCAAGGCCGTCTGTGCCCACTCGGAAAAGGGTGCAGCGGTAGCTGCTGCGGAGTTCATAAAAGAACAATACCCGGATATGACCGGCTTCTCTCCGCGCAATGTGCGCCGGATGCGGGATTTCTGGCAGTTGTACAGCGGCACGCCGGAACTGCTTGGCGAAGCGCTTCACTTGAATTGGACACAGAACGTTGTGATCATGGAGGCAGAGCTGCCCGCAGAGGAGCGCCGCTGGTACATCCGGCAGGCTACAGCACGGAATCTATCCAAGGCGGAGCTTCTGCGAATGATCGAGGATTCTGCGTATCTGGAAAGTGTTCTCGACGAAAAGGTCGATGTGTGGTATAATGAGGGCAACGATGAGATTTCGGAGAGAACGCAGTATGAAGAGGATCCTGTTTATCTGTCATGGAAATATCTGCCGCAGCCCCATGGCCGAGTTCGTGATGAAGGATTTGGTAAAAAAGGCGGGACTGGCATCGCAATTTCATATCGAATCAGCGGCTACCAGTCGGGAGGAGATCGGCAACCCAGTCTATCCTCCGGCACGGCGCAAGCTGGCCGAGCATGGGATCTCCTGCGAAGGCCATGCCGCACGGCAGTTGACAAATCGGGATTACGACGAATACGATCTCCTGATCGGCATGGACCAGGCCAACCTCCGGGATATGTACCGTATCTGCGGCGGCGACTATGCCGAAAAGATGTCCCTCCTGATGGATCATACCGCCCATCCCGGCAATGTAGCAGACCCGTGGTACACCGAGGATTTCGAGGCAACCTGGCGGGATGTGCTGGAGGGGTGTCAAGGACTTTTAAAAGAGTTAACTGCTGGGAGGTGCGGTGAAGATGGATAAGCTAATTGTTCGCGGAACAGAGATCAATGTGCAGTGGGATCTCAAGCGTGATGACTTTCTCAGCTTGACAGACATTGCAAAAATCAAGGATAATGACAATCCACGGTACATCATTCAAAACTGGCTTCGCAATAGAAACACCATCGAGTTTCTCGGTGTGTGGGAAACACTCTACAATCCAGATTTTAACCGTGTCGAATTCGATGCGTTTAGAAGTCAAGCAGGGCTGAACAGCTTTGTGATGACGCCACAGAAGTGGGTGGATGCGACCGGCGCCATTGGCATTGTTTCCAAGGCTGGCCGCTATGGTGGAAC